TGCACAATACCAACAGGAGCCTACTTCGGAAGAGGGGGCTATTGTTAAACGGGAGTGGTGGAGGTTGTGGGAGCCGGAGAAGCCGCCAAAGTGTCAGTTCATCATCCAAAGCTGGGATACGGCGTTTACCAAATCTGAGCGGGCCGACTATTCTGCTTGTACGACTTGGGGGGTTTTCTACAAAGATGAGAACGAAAACGACCCCAATGTGATTTTGCTGGATGCGTTTAAGAAGCGCATGGAGTTCCCGGAGTTAAAGGAGAAGGCGTTTAACCACTATAAGGAGTGGGAGCCGGATGCTTTTATTGTGGAGGCTAAGGCTTCTGGAGCGCCGTTGATTTATGAATTAAGGGCGATGGGAATACCTGTACAAGAATTTACTCCAAGCAGGGGTAATGATAAGATGGTTAGGATTAATTCTGTATCAGACTTATTTGCCAGTGGTAAGGTGTGGGCACCTGGGACCAGATGGGCGGATGAGCTGATAGAGGAGATGGCTGCTTTCCCAAACTCAGACCATGATGACTTGGTTGACTCCAGCACACAGGCTTTGATAAGGTTCAGAAAAGGTGGATTCTTGCGGCTACAGACGGATGAAGAAGATGAGCCGATGAGATTCAAACGCAAGATGGCATATTACTAAGGACAACCATGATTGACAAAAGTCTATACGCAGCACCAGCTGGACTGGAAACACTGGACTCTGGCGAGCCTGAGATTGAAATTGAAATTGTTGATCCAGAAGAGCTCAATGTAAAGATTGGCGATTTGGAAATTAGCATGGCCGGCGAGTCGGACGACGACACGTTTGATGAAAACTTGGCCGAGTCTTTACCTGATGATGTGGTGGAAAGCATTGTTCAGGATTTGATTTCAGACTTTGACGATGACTTGGCGTCCAGGAAAGACTGGATGCAGACATATGTAGACGGTCTGGAGTTGTTGGGGATGAAGATAGAGGAGCGGGCTGACCCATGGATTGGGGCTTGCGGTGTATATCACCCGCTTTTGTCCGAAGCGCTGGTTAAGTTCCAAGCTGAGATTATGATGAGCACGTTCCCCGCGGCTGGGCCTGTTAAGACACAGATCATTGGCAAAGAAACTGTCGAGAAGAAGGATGCAGCCACCCGAGTTCAAGATGATATGAACTATGAGCTGACTGATCGCATGGTTGAATTCCGCCCAGAGCACGAAAGAATGCTGTGGGGCTTGGGTTTATCAGGCAATGCGTTTAAGAAAGTGTACTTTGACCCCGTAAAAGACCGTCAAACGTCCATTTTTGTGCCGGCAGAAGACATTGTGGTGCCTTATGGGGCGTCAGATTTGGAAACTGCCGAGCGCGTAACCCACGTTATGCGTAAAAGCGAGAATGAACTGCGTAAATTGCAGGTTGACGGGTTTTATTTGGACATAGATCTAGGTGAGCCAGAGAACAATCTAGACGAAATAGAGAAAAAAATCGCTGAAAAGATGGGCTTTAGGGCAACCAGCGATGACAGGTACAAGATTCTTGAGATGAACGTGAACTTGGACATAGAGGGCCATGAGCACAAGGATGAAGATGGGGAAATTACTGGGATTGCGCTTCCATACATTGTTACGATAGAGAAGGGCAGCCAGAAATGCTTGGCAATCCGCCGCAATTGGCGTCCTGAAGACAAAAAGAACACAAAGCGCCAGCATTACGTCCACTATGGATATGTTCCAGGGTTTGGCTTCTATTGCTTTGGTCTGATTCACTTAGTCGGAGCATTTGCCAAGTCTGGTACTTCTATTCTGCGCCAGCTGGTGGACGCTGGTACGCTGGCCAATTTGCCTGGCGGCTTTAAAACCCGTGGTTTACGCATAAAAGGCGACGATACACCTATTGGACCAGGAGAGTGGCGCGATGTTGACGTCCCAAGCGGGGCGATCAAAGACAACATCATGACGTTGCCTTACAAAGAGCCAAGCCAAGTATTGTCAGCATTGCTCGATAAGATTGTGGAAGAGGGCCGCCGTTTTGCTTCTGCTGCTGATATCAAAGTAGCGGATATGTCGGCCAACTCACCCGTTGGAACTACGCTGGCCATTTTGGAGCGCCAACTTAAGGTAATGAGCGCCGTTCAGGCCCGCATCCACTACTCTTTCAAACAAGAGTTGTGTTTGCTCAGAGACATTATTCGAGACTACACCCCACCTGACTATACCTATGAGCCAGTTGAGGGTAAGAAAACAGCCAAGCGGGCTGACTATGATTTGGTTGATGTCATCCCTGTTAGCGACCCCAATGCAGCCACCATGGCGCAGAAGATTGTCCAATATCAGGCGGTTATTCAGCTTTCCCAACAAGCACCTCAGATCTATGACCTGCCGCAGCTGCACCGCCAGATGCTAGATGTTTTGGGGATTAAGAACGCTGAGAAGTTGGTGCCTTTGGAGGATGATGAGAAGCCCAAAGACCCAGTAACCGAGAACATGAATGCACTCAAAGGCAAGCCCATGAAGGCGTTTATATATCAGGATCACGACGCCCACATCATGGTCCACCAGTCATTTATGCAGGACCCCAATGTCACCAAGACCATTGGGCAAAACCCGCAAGCCAACCAAATCATGGCGGCTTTGCAGGGTCACATTGCTGAACACTTGGGATTCCACTATCGCAACGAGATAGAAAAGCATATGGGCGTGACCCTACCCAACCCAGAGTCCGAGCTGCCACCAGAGCTGGAGGCGGAGCTGTCTACCTTGATTGCCAAAGCCAGCCAGCAGTTGTTGCAGGAAAACAAAGGCGAGGCGGCACAGCAACAATCTCAAGAGCAGGCCAAAGATCCTTTGGTACAGATGCAAATGAAAGAATTGCAGATAAAGGAGAAGGATGTGGCCATCAAGGAGCAAAAGGCTCAAATGGACGCACAGGCAAAACAAGCTCAGATTGCCAACGAAGCAACTAGGATTGCAAATCAGAAAGAAATTGACTTTGCACGAATACAGGCAGAAATGGCCAAGCAGGAAAATACCAATACGCACCAGCGCAGCATGGAAAACTCCCGTTTGCAATCAGACGCCGCCAAAACAGCTGCCCAAATAGCTGCACAAAGAAACCAATCTAAGGGCAACAAATGATTGAAAAGTATTTAGAACATTTGACCGGAAAGGTCGATGACAAGATTTTGCAACTCCAAGAGGCTGTAGCTGACGGTAACGCCGCCGACTTTGCGGAGTACAAAAAGATGTGCGGAGAGATTAAAGGTCTACTCACTGCACGTTCCTACATCAAAGACCTACAGGAAAGATTAACCCACGATGACGACGACGAGTGAATCAGTAGATTTACTGAAAGCAATTGACTTAACGGCAATATTGCACAAGACAGCAGAAGAGAAGGCCAAACAACTCCCAACCCCAACTGGATACCGCATTCTGTGCGCCATTCCTGAACAAGAGAAAGAGTTTGAAGGCGGGATCATTAAAGCTGACGAAACTATCATGATCGAAGAAACCCTAACAACCGTGCTGTTTGTGGTTGCCATGGGGCCAGACTGCTATAAGGACCAAAGCCGCTTCCCAAGCGGGCCCTATTGCCAGGTTGGTGACTTTGTTTTGATTAGACCCAATGCCGGCTCCAGGCTGGTTATCCACGGCAAAGAATTCCGAATGATCAATGATGATTCGGTTGAAGGCACAGTGGACGACCCCCGTGGTATTCGGCGCAAATAAGGAAAAACCATGACCCAAGAATACAAATTCCCAGACGAGCTCGAGAAGGAAAAAAACGAGATCGATGACGAGCTGGAGTTGGAGATCGAAGACGATACTCCCGAACAAGACCGTAACAAGGACCCGCTTCCCAAAGAGGTTAAGGAAGAACTTTACAACGATGAGCTGGAAGACTACTCAGCCAAAGTAAAGAAGAAACTTATCCAGATGAAGAAGCTGGCCCACGACGAGCGCCGAGAGAAAGAAGCGGCTGTAAGGGAGCAACAAGAAGCCATTAGCTTGGCCCAGAAGGTGATTGAGGAGAACAAGCGCCTCAAGTCAACCTTGAACAGCAGCGAAAAAAATGTACTTAGCTCAATCCAAAGAGCGGTAGATCTTGAGCTGGATGCGGCCAAAAAGTCATACCGTGAAGCTTATGATTCAGGGGATACCGACAAGGTAATGGAGGCTCAGGAGCGCTTAACC